AGCAGGGTTGGAAATGGAAGCGATTTTTGGAAGTACGGGCCAGGCCGTGCACGTGGCCTTCGTGGTGATGAGCCAGCCGGCGATGCAGGCCGCGCCGATGCGCAAGGCGCTGATCCGCGTGCTGGAGTCGATCAGGCTTGAGGACAAGCAGCGCGCCTGGCTCGACCAGCTGCGCGGCCAGCCGTCCGAGTCGGTCAACTTCGGTGGCCTGAGCGGTGACGAGGTGCGTGCGCAGTGCGCGATGATCACCCAAGCCGTCAAGCACCTGCCGAAGCCGGAGATGTGGACGCTGCAGGCGAAGTACGGCCACGTCGAGTTCGAGGACATCACGCCGGCGGATCTCACCGGCGAGCAGCTGGCGGACGCCTTCGACCGCGCGACCAAGCAGGTCGAGGCGGCGACGGCAAAGATGCGTCAGGCGCGGGTCGCGCTCGAGGCGTCGCGGGAGCAGTACCTGGCAAGCCAGGGAAGCATCACCAGTGCTGACGTGGAGACTACGATCCGCAACCAGTACGAGACCGCGCGCGACGACGTGCGCGATGCTGGAGGCGAACTGGCGCGGGCCGAGGCGGCGGCCCGAACCGTACAGATCGCGATCGACCGCGCCAAGGGCGGAGTGACGGACAGCGGCCGACCTGCCGGTGGCCAGTCCCGTCGCTTCGCTTTTTCGGCCGAACGAATCGAGGCCATCAAGGGCCTGTCCGATTGGCTCCGGCCGCAGTTCCCGCGCATCAAACCTCTCGCCCTGGACTGCATGCTGGGCCGGCTGTTCGCCAACCATGCAAAGGTCGGCGTCACGTTCCGCGACCTGGCCAATTCGTTTGGCGGCAACCCGATGCTTTACCAGCGCGCCTCGTTCAAGATGAGCAACAAGCTGCGCGAGCTCGAGGACATGGCGATCAAGCGCCTGGAAGAGCGGCTCGTCAGTGATGGTGTTGCATTGCCGACAGAAATTGATTGACGGCATTGTTACAGCACAGGTATATTTTCGCCATTCTCGAAGCAATTACGCCTTGAGCCCAAATTCAAGTAAAAAGCCCTGTCCGGTGAACGCCCGACAGGGCTTTTTGCTTTCCAGTGTCTCTTTGGCGCCATCCCTGGCGTCTTTGCCGGCCGTGTGCCGGCGTTTTTTTTCTCAACGACGAAAGGTGGTGATCTTGTCTCGATCCGCTCCAAAACGGGGGATACAAAGCATCGTTCGTTTGCCTGGTGCGCCAGGCTTTTTTATTCGTGCAGACGTCTGCACAAGGTGGGGACAATGGCGAAGGTACACGTTCAGGGCTTGCCCGAGCTGCTCAGGAATATGAGCGACGTGCAGCGAAAGCACGTCCCCTTTGCAGCCGCGATGGCCCTGACGAAGACGGCGCAAAAGGCTCAGGCAGGTGTGCTGGATGTGATGCGCCAACGGTTCGACCGGGCCACCCCTTACACGCTCAACAGCCTGCGCGTCGTACCCGCAAAGAAGTCCGACGCCCAGCCGTTCGCGAAGGTCTACTTCAAGGACGACGCATACAAGGGGACGCCGGCAAGCAAGTTCCTCACGCCAGAGGTGTACGGCGGTGCACGGGGCGCAAAGCGCTTCGAGCGTGCACTCATCGGCAAAGGGCTGATGCGTAGTGGCCAGTTCGCGGTGCCCGCCTCGGGCGCACAGCTGGATGCGTACGGCAACGTCAGGCGTGCACAGATTGTCCAGATCCTCTCGGCCTTGCGCGCGTTCGGCGAGCAGGGCTACATGGCCAATCGCACGAACAGCAAGCGCAGCCAGCGCAAGGGGCGGGTGGCGCAATACTTCGTCGCTACGATGGATGGTATCGAAGGCATCTGGCAACGCAAACAGTTCGGCCATGGAGAGGGCATCCGGCCCGTCTTCGTGTTCACCGGCGGCGCCCCGCACTACCGGGTGCGTGTGCCCTTCGACAAGATCGTCGAGAACGTGGCGCGTGCCCGCTTCGTCGGTGAGTTCAAGTCCGCGATGGACTACGCGCTGCAGAGGGCAGCATCCCCGCGGAAGTAGACCGGCGGTCTGCCGGCGTGCCCGCCCGGCCGGCCCGCCCCGCCCGGCCTGGGCCGGTCGAGGCCTGTGGGCGGCGGTGCCCTGGGGCCGTCCCCCATTTTTCCAGGGTCCTTCCCGGGGGTGTCGGTTGACGGGTAATTCGAGCCACGATGTTTATGTCGTCACAAACTTTTAAAGGGGTAGTCACCCGGTAGTCAGTAGTCAGTAGTCAGCATAAGGGTAGTCATATGGCTTTGATGGGATATCGCGAATACTCGCGGCACGCGGGCGTCACGCTGCGCGCAGTGCAAAAGGCGATCGAGGCCGGCCACATCAAAGTCCAGGATGGCAAGAAGATCGACTCCGACCAGGCCGATCGGGACTGGCGCAACAGCGGTGAGATCCAGCGCAGCATCGTCAGCATCACGGAGTCCGACAGGCGCCCCGCGCCCTCGGCTGCCGTTCGCAATGGTGGGGGCCGGGGAGATGTGGAGCTAGCCGATGATGGCGACGCCGAGGGAGAGGGAGACGCGACCACCCGCGAGTACCGCACGCATCGCGCCGATCGCGAGAAGTACAGCGCGCTGAAGCAGAAGCTCGAGTACGAGCAGCTGGCCCAGCAGCTGATCCCGGTCGAGGACGCCAAGCGCATCGCGTCGACCACGTTCCGCGGCATTCGCGATTCCGTCCTCAACGTGCCCGCGCGCTTGAAGGACCAGCTGGCCGCGCTCGACGACCCGCACGCTTGCGAGCGCCTGGTGGAGTCAGCCCTGGCGGCGGCGCTGGCCAGCATCGACATCAGCAAGCTACTTCAGGAACAGGACGACTAGATGGGTGCCGTCGACGAATTCATCCGCTCGATCACCGAAGCGATCCGGCCCGACAGCCGCATCCCGATCGCGGAGTGGGCCGAGACTTACCGCGTGCTGCCGCCGGACACCCCGGAGCCCGGGCCCTGGCGCAACAGCCGCACGCCGTACCTTATCGGCATCATGGACGCGCTGTCGCCGGACAGTCCGTATCGCGAGGTCTACCTGAAGAAGGGCCACCAGCTCGGCGGCTCTGCCCTGGGCGAGAACTTCATCGGCCACGCGATTACCTCGGCGGCCGGCAACATCCTGGCCGTGTTCGCGACCCTCGAGGATGCGGAGAAGTGGGAGCTGTCCCGCTTCGAGCCCATGCGGCTCTCGACCGGAGAACTGAAGAAGCGGATCCGCGACGCAAACGTCAAGGGGTCCGACAACACGAAGCGCCGCAAGAAGTTCCCCGGCGGCTTCATGCAGCTGATCGGCGCGAACCGGCCCGGTGGGCTGAAGTCCTCGACCATGCGCTACGTGCTGCTCGAGGAGATGGACGAGTACGCCGGCGACATCGGCAACCAGGGCAGCCCGGAGACGCTCGCCAAGAAGCGCACGAGTAACTTCGGCCGCAAGGCGCGCATCTTCGGCAACAGCACGCCGACGATTGTCGGCAGCTCGCCGATCGACCGCAACTACCAGCGGGGCGACCAGCAGAAGTACATGGTCCAGTGCCCCGACTGCGGTGCACGCCAGTTCTTCAAGTGGTCGCAAATGAAGTGGCCGGGTGACGAAACGGACAAGGTGCGCTACCTGTGTGAGCACTGCCCGGTGCTTAGCACCGAGGCCGAGTGGAAGACGCGCGGCTACGAAGGTGCGTACTGGGAGCCGACCGTCAAGGGCGAGCATGGCGTGGCCAGCTTCCACCTGCCGTCGCTGTATGCGCCGCTCGGCTGGCGACCTTGGGCCGAGCTCGCGGCCGACTTTGTCGCTGCGAAGAACGACCCGGTCGCTCTGAAGGCCTTCATCAACAATGAGCTGGCGGAGTGCTGGGAAGACCTGAGCGGGCAGGTGAAGGGCGCCGAGATCGCGAAGCGTCGCGAAACCTACCAGCGGCGCACGATCCCGAAGGGCTGTCTCGCCCTGGTCATGTCGGTCGACGTTCAGGGTAACCGCCTGGAGTATCAGATCCTGGGCTTCGGCCGTAACAAGAAACACTGGGTTATCGACTACGGCATCATCGACGGCGACCCAGCCAAGGATGATGTGTGGACCCGCCTGACCGCGTTGCGCGAGCGACCGCTGGTGAACAGCTTCGGTGTCCCGATGCGTGTGCAGACGTGTGCAATCGACTCCGGGGGCCACCACACCCACGAGGTCTATCACTACGCCAGGCTGTACCGCCATGCCGGCGTGTTCGCGGTAAAGGGCTCGTCAACTGCTGGCAAGCCCATCATCGGCAGACCGGCCACGATGGACGTGAACCACAAGGGGCGGATCATCAAGGGTGGCGTGCAGCTGTGGCACGTGGGCACCGACACGGCGAAGTCGCTGCTGTTCAACTACATCGCATCCGACGAAGAATCGGTGCCGGACGACCGGTTCATCCGCTTCCCGGCGGGCCTGGCGGACGAGTACTTCGAGCAGCTGACTGCCGAGGTCTATGACGCAGGCAAGTCGCAATGGCGCAAGCTACCGGGGCGGCGTAACGAAGTCATCGACCTGTTCGTGTACGGCTTCGCGGCGGCGTATCACCCGCTGCTGCGGCTGGACACGATGCGCGACGCCGACTGGGCGCAGCTGGAGAGCGCGGTCGAGCCGGTCAACGGTGACCTGTTCCGGCAACCACTCCCGGGCCCAGATGAACCGATGCCGGACAACGCGGCAACAGCCGAAGAGGCGCCGCCTGTTGGCGCCGAATCGCCACCAACAGCGGCCCCAGAACTGCCACCTGCTGCAGCTCCGGTGCCAACCGAACAACACCCCGAAGGCGACTGGCTTTCAGGAACCGATAACTGGCTGGATTGACCATGTTCACACTTACTCAACTTAATGCCCTGGACGCCGCGATTGCATCCGGCCAGCTGTCGGTCAACTACGACGGCAAGAGCATCACCTATCGGAGCATCGGCGAGCTCATCAAGGCGCGCGACCTGGTTCGCTCCGAACTGATGGCGACCGGCCAGCTGAGCGCGTCGCCGCTTTCCAACCGTGGACCGGCATCGCTGGCCTCCTTCAGCCGGGACTGATATGAACGTGATCGATGAAATGGTCAGCTTCTTCAGCCCGCTGGCCGGCGTCCGGCGTGCGCAAGCGCGGATGGCGCTCGAGCACGTGCGCGGCTACGACGCGGCCAAGGTAGGGCGGCGGACAAGCGGCTGGGTGGCCGGCAGCGGTAGTGCAAACGTCGAGATTGGGCCGGCGCTGACGCGGGTGCGGAATCGCTGCCGTGATGTGGTTCGCAATAACGAGTACGCGACACGCGCGCTTGACAGCCTGGTGTCCAACACGGTCGGCGACGGCATCACGGCGAAGGCAACCGACCAGGTGCTGTGGAACGACTGGTGCGAGTACTGCGACGCGGACGGCCAGCTGGACTTCGCAGGGTTGATCGAGCTAGCCCACCGCACACGCCGTGAGAGCGGCGAGGTGATTATCCGATTCCGGCAACGTCTGCCGGAGGACGGGCTTGCGGTGCCGCTGCAGTTGCAGGTGCTGGAGCCGGACCACATCGACAACACCAAGAACGGCCCGCTCGCGAACGGTAACTACGCGATCACGGGCGTCGAGTACAACCTGCTCGGCCAGCGTGTCGCGTACTGGCTGTACCCGGTACACCCGGGCGAGGTAGCCACCTACCGGCTGAACTCGCTGGAGAGCAAGCGGGTGCCGGCGTCCGAGGTCTTGCACTACTACCGGAAGCGTCGCCCGACGCAGGTGCGCGGCATGCCGGAGCTGGCGGTGTCCCTGCTGCGAATGCGCGACCTTGACGATTACGAGCAGGCCGAGCTGGTCCGCAAGAAGATCGAGGCCTGCTTTGTTGCCTTCGTTCGCACCGACGACCCTAATGCCCGGCTTGGCGGGACCAGCACGCCGGCGAAAGGCCCGGTGAACGAGAAGGTTGCACCGGGCATGATCAAGTACCTGTCCAATACGGATGGTGTCGATTTCGGCAGCCCGTCGTCCAGCGGCGGGTATGGGGAGTACACGCGAACGCAGCTGCAGGCGATCGCGGCCGGTGCCGGCGTCATGTACTCGCAGATGACGGGCGACCTCTCGAGCTTTAACTACAGCAGCTACCGTGCCGGCCTGGTGGAGTTCCGCCAGATGGTCAAGGCCGAGCAGTGGCTGGCACTGAAGCCGATGGTGCTGGCGCCGATCGCGCGGCGCTTCCAGCAAGTGGCGCTGCTGGCCGGCAAAACGAAGAAGCCGGTCCAGCCGTTCATCTGGAACATGCCAAAGCTGCAGTGGGTGGATCCGCTCAAGGACGTGATGGCCGAGAAGGAAGCGATTCGTGGCGGATTGAAGTCGCTGTCGAACTCAATCCGGGAGGCGGGTGACGACCCCGACCAGGTGCGCGCGGAAATCGCAGCCGAGCGCGAGGAGCTCAGGAAGCTGGGCATTGTCGTCGATTCGGACGCCGCGGTGTCCTCCAAGCTGCTCGATGCAGCAACGACGGCGAAGATCATCGGCGCCGACTGAAGCCGCTTTCATCCACCAGCCCCGCAGGCCTACGCCTCGCGGGGCATTTTTTTTGAGGTAAGCAATGCCGCAACCTGAAGAACATCCGCAAATCCTGCAGATGCCGCTGATGTCGCGCGAGGCCACGATCACCCTGGGCAATGCCGACACGCGCATGGTCGACCTGGTGTGGAGCACCGGTACCGGTGTCCTGCGCTACGACTGGTACAACGAGCGCTACTACAACGAAGTGTTGAGCATGGACCCCGAGCACGTGCGCATGGGCCGGCTGCAGTCCGGTCGCGCGCCTCTGCTCAACACGCACAGCCGCTGGGACCTCAGCAGCATCCTCGGCGTGATTCGCACCGCCGAGCTGCAGGAGGGGCAAGGCGTCGCCTCGGCTGAGTTCTCCAAGCGCGCCGAAGTCGAGCCGTATTACCAAGACGTGGTCGACAAG